ATGGCCCGCCTGACCTACCTTGAACGCCGCAATGGCACCTACTACGCCCGCATAGATATTCCGGCTGATTTGGTCGAACATGTCGGCAGCGAAGTGCGTAAAAAGTCACTTCGCACGAAGGACGAGAATGAAGCGAAGAAACGGCTATGGCCGGTGGTTGAAGAATGGCGGGTGGAGTTTGAGGATATTCGATCCCGCCGCGAGATAACCGCCGACGATAAAGCAGCAGCGGTTTGGCAGCACTATGAGGCGACCCTTCAGCAAGACGAAGAGAAGCGCCGGGCAATGCCAACGATTGCAGATATGCAGACGACCGCTAACCAGATATGGCGGCGGATCGATAACGGCGAGATACATTCCGGCGACTTCGTTGGGATGATAAACGGCTATGCGGACCTTGAGCTATTGAAACGCGCTCGTGGCGATGACGCCAACCTTCGGACCCGACGCCTTGCGGCCTTAAAGCTTGATCTTATCAGCGGCGAGACGAAGCGCGTTGAACAGGCCGTGGACGAGTTTACCGTGAAGCACCGCCTTATTGTTGAAAAGGACACTGGCGAATACCGCGACCTTTGCACACACATGTTGCGGGCGGAAATCGAAGGACTTGAGCGCACCCTTGAGCGGGATAAGGGTGATTATTCTGGTGTGCCAAAAGACCCAATCGTTAAACCTGCCCTTGGCACCATCCGCGAAACTGCCAAGCCCGGTGAAAGTGTGATGGAATTGTTCGCGCTCTATGAGCGCGAGAACCCCAAAAACATCACCAAAGATACATTCAATCAGGCACGGCGTGACATCGGCACGTTCCTTGAGTGCGTTGGCACCAACTACCCCATTCATCGGATCGACAAGAAAGCCGTTCGTGACTGGAAAGCGTTGTTGATGCAATACCCGGTTAAGGCAACCGAAACGAAGGCGTTCGCCGGGATGAAGATTGCCCAGATTGTGAAGGCAAATGAGCAGGTCAAGAAGCCGGTGCTCACGTCACGAACGGTTAACCGCTACCTCTCCAGCCTTGGCGCTTTCTGTAGCTGGCTTGTGACACAGGGCTATATCGACACGAATCCGGTTGATGGCATGTCACTGGCGAAGGACAAGAAGAAAAAGGCCTACCCGTTCAAGACCGAACACCTGAACACCCTGTTTTCCGCCCCGCTGTTCGTTGGTTGCGAATCCGACGAAGCGCCGCGCTTCTGGAAAAAGCCGGGTGATTTCCTGATCCGTGATCACCGCTATTGGGTTCCGTTGGTGATGCTCTATTCCGGCGCTCGACCGGCAGAAATTGCACAGCTTCTTGTCTCAGACGTTCGGCAGGAACACGGCCATTGGATTATGGATATTACCGAAACCGACGATGAAGACGAAGATTCCGGCAAGAGCGTCAAGAACCTCGGTTCTCGCCGCGTTGTCCCTGTTCATTCCGAATTGGTAAAACTTGGTTTTCTGAAATATCACGCCAGCATCAAGAACGCTGGACAGACCCGCCTCTTTCCAAAGGCCGAACGCAACGAACGCGGTCAGATGATTGCCGACTTCAGCCGCGAGTTTAACCGCTACCTGACAAGGCTTGGTATCAAAAACGGGCGCGGCTTGTCGCTTTATAGCTTCCGACATGGCGCTTTCGACGCCATGCGCCGCGCCGGGTATGTCGAAGAGCAGTTCGGTTACATTTTCGGCCATGTCAGCGGAAGCCGTGTATCACGCAGCTACGGCGTTCTTGCCTCTGGCACCCTTGAGCAGCGCGTTGAATTGATCAACGCGATTGCCTACCCCGGCTTGGAGATAGATCATTTATTTTGATGATTTGATAAAAAATATCACAAAAATCGATTGGTAAGTATTTACTTACATATCATGGTGTGAGAATCTGTCTTCAAGCTAATTGAGGACGGATTACCCATTGTTTGAGAATATCAAGAAGGCAGCGCTCAAGCCGCTCAACAATCTTGTTGAGCAAAAAGCCTATTCTCTTTTGGATAGCCGTATCGGCGAGATTATGGGTATCCGCCATACTTATTCCGGCGTGAATATCAACGGAATTTCGGCCCTTTATGTTCCCGCTGTTCTTCAAGCCGTCCGATTGATCTCTGAAACTATTGGTTCACTCCCCTGCAAGGTCTATCGGGAAACCGCAGACGGCAAGGAACCGGCGAAGGATCATTCAGTCTATCGTATCGTTCATAAGCGGGCGAACGAATGGACAGGTGCGGGCGATCTCCGCACACGCCTGACCGCCGACGCCCTGATGCACGGGAATGGCTATGCAAGGGTGGTCCGCTTTGAAGACGGACGCCCTTTTGAACTTCATCGGCTGAAGCCTGAAAAGGTCACAATCCTTGAAGACGACATGACCGGCGCACCCGTCTATCGCGTATCGGAAAAGTCCGGCATGATCGATTACCCGCACACCGAAATTCTTCACATTCCTGCATTCCTCGGAACCTCGCCAATCTCATTCGGTAAGGAAGCTATCGGCCTCGCATCCATCCTTGAACGCGACGGTGCGCAGTTCTTCGGCGCTGGCAGGCGTGCCGCTGGCATCTTCCGCAACGAAAAGTCACAGGGTAATGAAGCGGGCGAGAAGACTATGAAGAATATTCGCAATTCCTCCCGCAATTGGCACAAGGGCAATGAACCCGATCTCTTCCTTGATGGCGGATGGGACTATAAACCCCAGACTATGACCAGCACGGACGCGCAGTTCCTTGAGAACCGCACGTTCCAGATTGACGAAATCGCCCGTATCTTCGGCGTCCCGCCGCATCTGCTTTTCCAGCTTGATCGCGCGACTTGGAGCAACGCCGAACAGATGGGTGCAAGCTTTCTTCAGCTTTGCCTTCGCCCTTGGCTGGACCGCTGGCAGGAAGCTTATTCCACCGTGCTGCTGACCGAAGATGAACAGGACGACCATTATTTTGAGTTTATCACGGCTGACCTTGAACGCGCCGATGCGGCAGGCCGTGCCGAAATCTATTCCAAGCTGATTGCGGCCCGCGTCTATACCCCGAACGAAATCCGTGCCCGCGAAAACATGCCGCCCCTACAGGGCGGTGACGAACTGGCAAACCCCTACATTACCACGACCACGACCGGCCCCGCCAAAAGCAACCCGGACAAGGAACCCGCATGATCGAACACCGTGCATTTTTCGGCGACGGCGAAAAGCTGTTCGCCTTCCCGACCCGCGACCTTATTGAAGAACTTGACCGCGTGACCGGCTACGGCATCGGCGCATTGTTCCGCCGCTTTCGCACCTCCGATTACTCTTTCAAAGACGTGCTTCATATTCTTCGCCTCGGCCTTATCGGCGGCGGCACCCCTCCGCAACGAGCCGATCAGCTCGTTGCGCTGTATGGCATCGGGCGTCCGCTTTCTGAAAGCTTCGCTGTTGCCGATGGCGTCATCACGGCGCTGTTCTTCGGCAACGAAGAACCGGCAGCTGGTGCTGTTACGGACGACGACGATTTCCCGGCCCCGTTTAAGGCAGCAGCAACGGGCGATCTCGCAGCAGCAATCAACGCCGCATATCAGGACGTTGCCGAATGAAGAACGACAACGTGCTTCTGAAGGCTGAAATTTCGGCAGACGACGCCGGCACCGTGTCCGGTATTGCGTGGCCTTTCGATGGCCCGGATAGCGAAGGCGACATTATCAACAAGGGTGCTTTCGCCTTTGTCTCTGACGTGCCGATGTTCATTGAACACGACGGGCGGCAGGCCGTAGGCGTTTGGAAGTCCTACCGGGAAACCGACGCTGGCCTTGAAGTCACCGGACGCCTGTTCATCGAAGCCAGCGCCCCGGCCCGCGAAGCGCACCGTTTGCTTCGAAAGGGCGTAATCACCGGCCTTTCTATCTCCGGCCCGATCACCGGAAGCGAGCCCCTGCCTACGGGCGGGCGGAATATTCACGGCGTCACCGTGAACGAAATCTCCCTATGCAAGCGCCCCGTCAATTCTGGCGCTCGCGTCACCCTCGTTAAATCCATCACCGAAGGAAACCTTATGGAAAAGGAACTTGAGAATACGCGGGAAGCGAATGCTGACCCGGTTATCAGCGCTGCCGAACTGAAGACGCTGAAGGAAGATATGAAGGTAGTTAAGGCGAAGCTCGCCCGCCCGACCGCAGCGAACAACAACCATACGGCAGCGGAAAACGATAATGTTCGCAAGTCGTATGCGCAGTTCCTCCGCACCGGCTACGATCACTCCCCGGAAAATGTTCGAAAGGCTCTGACTGTAGGCGCTGACGAACTCGCCGGTTACATCCTCGCGCCGGAAGAAGTCAGCGGTGAGTTTATCCGCAACCTTATCGAGTTTTCGCCGGTTCGCAGCCTTGCCGATGTTCGCACCGCAGGTTCGCACACCGTTGTCATGCCGAAGCGTCTTTCCGTGACGAACGCCAAATGGAAGGGCGAAGCCGTCGCTTCCGAAGCGTCCGAACCAACCTTCGGCGAGATGGAAATTAGCGTCAAGGAACTGAATACCCACGTTGATCTGTCGAACTGGCTTATCGAAGATGCCAGCGCGGACGTTATCGGCGAGGTTAATCTCGCCCTTGCCGAAGACTTCGGCGCGAAGGAAGGCAGGGCATTTGTCGGAGTCACCGATACGGCAGCACCTTCCGGCTTCATGAACGAAGCAGCCGTTGCGAACACACTGAACGGCCACGCTACCAACCTGAACGCTGACCAGCTTATCAAGCTTATGTATGCCCTGCCGGGTATCTACCGCAATCGCGGAACGTGGGTAATGAACGGCACCACGCTTGCCACGATCCGCACCCTGAAGGACGGTAACGGCAACTATCTGTGGCAGCCGTCCTATCAGGCAGGCCAGCCGGAAACCATTCTTGGCCGTCCGGTTGTAGAGCTTATCGATATGCCGGATATCGCCGCGAACGCCTTCCCGATCATGTTCGGTGACTTCAAGGCCGGTTATCGTATCTATGACCGCGTGGCTTTCGGTGTTCGCCCGAACCCGTATCTTCTGGCAACCGAAGGGCAGGTTCGGTTCCATGCGCGCCGTCGTGTCGGCGCTGGCGTGGTTCGCCCGGACGCCTTCCGCAAGCTGAAGATGGCGACGGCCTAATCTATGACCTTTCAGCGGCCCGGTTATGAGCAGGTAACAATTGCGCACGGTGGCAACACCGTGACGCTTCGCCCTACCTTGCGGGCCGCTGCTACCCTTGAGGCTCGTTTCGACTTTCCGGCATTGTTCCGGGCGCTGGACGACTTCAATTTGACAATCATTTCCCAGATAATCCTCACGGCTTCGTCCCCCGTGCAGGACGCAGCGGCCTTCCTTCGTTCAGAAGCGGCGGGAAGGCCGCTCCTCTCTTTCTTCAGCGCAGTCACCGGTCCTCTCGCCGATCTCGTTTCGATGTTCATGCCTGCCCCTGTTCAACCGTTGCACAAGCAACCTGTTGCGACAGGTGAGATTATACCGTGGTCTGAATACTACGCCTATCTTTATGACACCGCGACGGGCTGGCTTGGCTGGACGCCCGAAACCGCTTGGAACTCAACCCCAACTGAAATCAGCCGCGCCCACGACGCCCATATCACGCGGCTCATGGAAACCGGCGTCATGACTAAGAATAAGCGCACCGACATGCCCCATGATCCCGAACAGGCCCAACGCAATAAAGCTGATGGCCTTGATCCTGAATTTGACCGCGCCGGGCTTCGTGCCCTCAAGGCGAAGATTGCAGGTGGTCACGCATGAGCAAGCCGCCCCGCATTTGTTCCTGTGGCCGCATCGTTCCGCATGGCGTCCTTTGTGAATGCCAGCGCCTTGCGACCCGCGAACGCAACGCCCGCCACGATGCAACACGCCCGACAGCCACACAACGAGGCTATAACCATGAGTGGCGCAAAGCTCGCACCGAATATCTCGCCATGCACCCGCATTGCCGTGAGTGCAGTCAAAACGGCGTGACGCGCCTTGCGACCGTCGTGGACCACATCATTCCACATAAGCAGGACATGCGCCTCTTTTGGACCCGTGCAAACTGGCAACCGCTTTGCGCCCCCTGTAACAACTCAGTCAAGCAGCGGAAGGAGCGCACTTTCCTATGAATATTGAAGGCATGGAATTTGACGACGAGCTTACTCCTATCAATGGCCCGGAAAACCTTTGGCGTGCCGTTCTCTTGAGCGCGATTGATGAGGCACTTCGCGGCCCCTCTATGTCAACAGCCATGTTAACAGATAAGAGCGTCACATATCGCATCCGCTGTATCAAAGAGGCGCGTGACTATGTGATCCGTCCGAACAAGGATTTCAATATGGTTTGCAGCCTCGCAGGTCTTGACCCTGATGCGGCCCGCGAACGTATCGCTAAACAGATAGCAGCAGCGCCCAGCCCGGAAGAACTTGCGAACACGGACCGGCAGGCACATCGGCGCACAACAAAGTCCACGCCGAAGTCCCGCCAGAAGCGCGAGGTCCGGCGCTTCGCGCACGATGGCATGAACCTCACTATCGCAGAATGGGCAAAGGTGTCGGGTGTGACTGACGGCACTATTCGCCAACGCCTCGGTCTCGGTTGGCCTATCAGCCGCGCCATCGAAAAGGTGGATGGGCGCTTAGGCCGCACTCGCACCGTTGGTCAAAAGGCAGATGGATGGCGGGCACCGGGGGCATCCTTCAACTTTGGAAGGTCAAAGGGCACCGGCGGGGGGAGCACCGTGCAAGAGACACCGAATATAACTTTTTTAGGAAGTGATGTATGTCCGCAGTAAGTCTTGACCTCGCCAAGTCACATATGAATATCGACGGAAACGACGACGATGAGCTTATCTCGCTCTATATTGACGCGGCGGAAACGTGGTGTGGGAACTACATCGGTAAGCCGATCAGCGATCTTGACCCGGTTCCGGCCGATGTGAAACGTGCAATTTTGTGCCTTGTTTCTTTCTATTTTGAGGTGCGAAATCTCGCAACCTTCGGCCTTTCAATTCAGCTTGCACCGCATGGCGTGACCTCGATCCTCGATAACTACCGTGAGAAGTGGTTTACCGATGGCGAATAACGACGGGCTGGATAACCTCATGAAGGCATTTGACCGGGCAAAGAAGGCCCCGCGTCAACAGATTACCAAGGCGCTCATGTCTTCAGCGAACGAACTTGCGGACACACAAAAGCACCTTGCGCCGAAGGACACCCACGCCCTCGCCAACAGCATCACAGTGACAGGCCCCGGCGAGGCGACACCAGCATATTCGCAGCCGGGCGGTTCCCGTGTGGCTGGCGAGACTGAAGTAATTGTAACCGCAGGCAACGCCGACGCGCGTTACACGCACCTCGTTGAATATGGCACCGCCCACGCTGAAGCACAGTCGTTCTTTTGGCCCGCGCTTCGTCTTCTCCGCAAGCGCCTTCAGCAGCGTATCGACCGCGCCGGGCGAAAAGCCGTGCGCGATGCATGGAATGAAAAAACATGATTGAACCAACATTAGCCCTTCAGACAGCAATTCGCACCCGCCTTATCGGGAAGCAGAACGTGACTGACCTTGTTCCCGCAGATCATATTCGGGCAGGCAGCACTCGGCCCGACAAGACGCCATGCATCATTATGAGCGACGGTAACACCGCATTGCACGGCCATGACTACAGCAGCCAGCGCACGGCATGGGTCTATATTGATCTTCATATCTGGACATTGGACGCCGGGCAGGACGCGGTGAAGGAGATTGCAGGCGTTGTTATCGCGGCCCTCGACAACCCGCTGAACTTGGCGGGGTGCGATTGCGATCATTTCCGCATCGTCCGTTCCACGTTCCCCCGTGATCCTGACCCCGCCTATGGTCATGGTGTCCTGTCTGTTGAAGCTCTTATTCGGTGGATTGTCTAATGCTGAATATCGGAAAGATGGACCGCCGCATCACAATCGAACACGAGACGGAAACAGTGAAGCCTTCCGGCAGCGTCGTGAAGACGTGGGCACCCGTTGCCACGGTATGGGCTGAAATCCTTCAGCAGACGGCGAGCGAATTCCTCACCAACTATGGCGAGGCAGAGACAGGCACCGTGATTTTCCGTGTCCGGTTTCGCCCTGGCATCACAACCGCCGACCGTGTGCGCTACGATGGCATTGCCTACGACCTCAAGGAAATAAAGGAAATCGGCAGGCGTCATGCGCTGGAACTTCGTGGCGAGGTGATCAAGTGACCCACCTTCGCGGCGTAAAACCCCCCATTGAACGCGACAGCAACGCACTGACAAAAGCGCCATCGGCACCAAAACAGCTTTCGCCCTATGCCCGCACCGAATGGAAGCGGATCATGCCCGGCCTTATTGAACGCGGTATTATCACCCGCGCCGATCTTGGCGGGGTGGAAGATTATTGCCGTGCCCGTGGCCTTGTCCGCGAGATTGAAGACCAGCTTCGGGTATCTGGCGAAATCGACATGAAGCTTTGTCGTCTTCAGGATAAGGCCATGCAGACAGCCCGGCAGCTTGCCGCCGAATATGGCCTTTCGCCAGTATCTCGCGCCCGCGTCGGCAGCGCGGCAGGCGAAGATGACGACGGCGACAACCCGCTCATGGTGCGCTGATGAGTAAAAGCGCCTTTCCCGCGTGGGTTTTCGACAACAGCCCGATTGACGACCCGCTTGGGTATGGAGACAGGGCCGTGCGATTCCTTCGCACATTAAAGCATCCGGCAAGCACCGCACCGAAAAACGCTTTTCAGCTCTATGAACCATTCGAACGAATGACGCGCCGCATCTATGGCCCGCGCAATCCTGATGGCACTCGCGTTGTGAAGAAGGTCTTTCTTATGCTCGGCCGCGGAAACCGCAAGACCAGCCATGCCGCAGCGTGGTCGCTCTTGCATTTGCTCGGACCCGAAAAGGTTCCGGCCGGACAGGTGATTTTCGCGGCTTACGACCGGGAACAGGCCGGTATCGGCTTCCGCGAAGCCGCGAACATCATCCGCATGGATAGGCGGCTTGTTATGGCGACAAAGATCAATGAGGGCTTCAATTCAGCAAAGCAGATCACCTACAAGCTCAATGGTGCGACCCTTCGCGCTGTTTCGGCTGACGGCAAGAGTCAGAACGGAACGTCCCCCGCGTTCATTCTGGTAGACGAAATCCATGCTTGGAAGAACCGTGAGCAGTGGGAGACATTGGACTCCGGCGAAGTGAAGACCGGCGATCCTCTTATGATCATATGCACCACGGCAGGCCGTGGACAGGAAAATATCGGTTGGGAGAGGTATGATTACGCCTATCGGGTAGCGACGGGCGAAATTGAGGATCCGACCTTTCTGCCAATTCTGTTTCAGGCAGAACCGGAAGACGATTGGCGCGAGGAAGCAACGTGGCGCAAGGCCAACCCCGGTTTGCCTTATGGCTTCCCGAACATCGTCGGCTTGCGGAATAAAGCCCGCGAAGCAGCGAATAGCCCGCCTTCGCGTTACCAGTTTCAGCAGTATCATTTGAACATCTGGCAGGCGGCTTCCCGCGATCCGCTGTTCGATATGGCCGTGTATGACGCGGGCTGTGATCCGAACTTTGATCTCGCCGACCTTGAGGGCTTGCCGTGCTGGCTTGGCGTTGACCTGTCCCGGTCTGGCGATTTGACCGCTCTTGTTGCCGCGTTCCGGCACGATGATGGCAGGATTTCGCTTCAGCCTTGGTTCTATCTGCCATCTGAAGGGCTGGAGAACAAGGCGAAGGTTGAACAGGTTCCTTATCCCCGTTGGCGCGACGACAATCTGTTGAACGTTATTGAAGGCCCGGTGATTGAACCCGATGTGATCGCCGACCAGATCATCAACCTTTGCGGCACCTATGATGTGCGCGAAGTTATTTTTGACCCGTCGCTTGCCGGGCCGCTCATGGGCAAGCTCATGGATCACGGCATCAACGTGCTTCAGCTTCCCCAGACAGCCAAGCATATGCACGGCCCGATTTGCGACCTTGAGCGCGTCGTGAATGGTCGCCGCATCCGGCACGGTGCGCACCCGATCCTTCGCAATCATTTCGAGAGCGTTGTGGTGAAGCGTGCGGCCAGTGCCAGCGAATTGACCACGATGCACAAGGGCACCCGCCACAGCAACCATATCGACGGCGCTATTGCGTCCGCTCTTGCGGTCTTCCGGGCCGCCGCAAACGATAACCAGCGTTCGATTTTCGACCGCGATCCCGATGAATTTGAACGGCTTTTCGATGAAGCCGCATAAGGATAATTGCAATGGATGAAGGCCAGCGCCTTTTAGTGACATTTGAAGCCCGCTTGAACAAGTATGAGCGCGATCTTGAACGCGCCAAAGGCAAAAGCCGGACCAATTTTCAGGCAATCCAGAAGGAAGCGGAAACCGCCGGTTCTGGTATAGAGAAGGCGATGGGCGGCGCGATGAAGACCCTTGGCGGCTTTGGCAAGAGCTTGCTTGGCGGTATCGCAGGCGGGCTTGCCGTGGGCGGGCTGGAACAGATCATCGGGCGCGTGGGCGAGCTTGCCAAGGGCGTTGCTGAAGTTGGCGACATGGCAAAGATGGCGGGCCTGAATGTAAAGGATTTTCAGGAACTCCAGTATGTCGCGGAACAGAACCGTATCCCTGTTGACGCCCTGACCGACGCTATGAAGGAGCTTTCCCTTCGCGCTGATGAATGGATCAAGACCGGCAGCGGTAGCGGTGCGGAGTCGTTCCAGCGCATGGGTTACAGCGCCGAAGACTTGGCCCGGAAGCTGGAAAACCCGAAGGAGCTTTTGCTCGACATTATCGACCGTATGCAGCGCCTCAACAGCGCGGCCCGCATTCGCGTGTTCGATGAAGTATTCGGCGGGCAAGGTGGTGAGAAATTCGTTCAGCTTATTGACCGTGGTGCGGACGGTATCCGCAAGACGATTGCAGAAGCCCACAGCCTCGGGCTTGTTATGAATGATGAGTTGATCCAGCGGGCCGATGAATTTGACCGCAAGTGGAACGCAATCGGGACCACGATCAGCACCACCGTGAAGCAGGCCGTGCTTGGCCTCGCCTTTGCCGCCGACGATTTCCTTGATAGCTGGAATAAGGTGGATGAACAGACCACCCGGAATGTGAATGACCGTCTTGTGTCTGTCTATGGCAAGATTGCAGCCGAACGCCAGCGCCTTGCCGATCTTCAGCAGGTCAGCACCGGCACACCCGCCGACGTAATGAATATCAACGAATCCACCAAGGAAATCAAACGGCTTCAGGCCGAAGCATTGCAGCTTCGTGATATTCTCGACCGCCGCAATGGTTACGGCGAGGATTTCATTTACAAGACAGGGCAGAATGCCAAGGGCGCGAAGTCGCCGCTTGACGACCTGAACAGCTCTCTCACTGGCACCGGCAGCGCAGCGAGCAAGGCAGTTTCCGGTATCAAGAGCTACACCGACGCGATCCGCCTTTTGAAAGAGGAAGTGCCAGAACTCGCCGCGTCATTGAAGGACATGGACGCGAAGGCCAAGATTGACGCCGTTTACAAGCAGGCAATCGCCCGCGCATCCGGCCAGCGTGAAATTGCCTTGGCAAACGAGATGCGCGGGAAGGCGCTGTCTTCGCTCAACCTCAAGAGCGCGACGGACGACCCGACCACCTATCTTTCTGCAATCCTTGCGAAGGGCAAGGGTGCGGATAGCCTGACCGGAATGCAGACAACGTTTCGTGAGAAGCTCGCGAAAATGATTGCATCCATGCCAGACGACATGAAGGGCACGGTGACAATCAATTCAGGCTTCCGTGACATTGCCCGGCAGCAGGAGCTTTGGCTTGAAGCCCTGAAGAAGTATGGTTCCCCGGAAGAGGCCCGCAAGTGGGTGGCACCGCCCGGCAAGAGCCAGCATAACAAGGGCAACGCCGCCGACCTTGGCTATGGTTCTGACGCGGCCCGGCAGTGGGTGCATCAAAACGCGGGTAGCTTTGGCCTGACCTTTCCTCTCTCGAACGAGAACTGGCATATTGAGGACGCCGACGCGCGCGGCAAGCAGACCGGCGAAGAAATTGAAAAGCTGACACAGGCAGCCCAGAAGCAGGCCCACGCCTATAGCCAGATCACCGGCAGCGCCCGCGAATATTCGGCCCAGCAGGATCTTGAACAGCAGGCGCTTGGCATGACCGCCAAGCAGGCCGCAGCACTTCGCTATGAGCATGAAATGCTGAATCAGGCCCAACGTGCTGGAATTGCGCTAACCCCGCAGCAGCGACAGGAAATCACACAGCTTGCGCAAGGCATGGCATCGGCAGAAACGAACTTCGACACCTTCAGGCAGAAGCAGCAGGACGCAGCAGACACCGCCCGATTCTTCGGCGAGAGTATGACGGACGCGCTGACCGGCATCATCACCGGCACCATGACCGCGCAAGAGGCTTTGCAGTCCATGCTTCAGACGCTCATTAAGGCAGCCTTGCAGGCCGCGCTTATGGGCGAAGGCCCACTTGCAAGCCTGTTCGGCACGAAGACGGACAGCAGCAAAGGCGTAGGTTTCGGCGGCATTTTTGGTTCAATCCTTAGTAGCTTGTTTGCCGAAGGTGGTTACACTGGCGACGGCGGGAAGTATGAACCGGCAGGCGTGGTGCATCGCGGCGAATATGTCATATCGAAAGCCGCAGTGCGCCGGATTGGCGTCGGCAACCTCGAGGCGCTGCATAATAGCGCACTTCGCGGTTATGCCGAAGGTGGTTATGTCGGTGGCACCACCGCGCTTCGCACACCCGATCTTGTGGCAGCAAACACCAATGCCACGCCTGTTCAGCAGATCACCATTGCCGCACCTGTCACTGTGAACGCCAGCGGTGGAACGCCGGAACAGAACAACGACCTCGCCGGGAAGCTGGCGAAGCAGATGGAAACCACAGTTCGTGGCGTCATTGCCTCCGAAATGCGCAAGCAGTCGCGGCCCGGCAACTTCATGAACAGCAGGAGCCGTTAGTTTGACTCAGAGAGAGGCGTCGGCGCGTTTCGTTGGCTGGAATGTGTGATTGCGCATCCAGCACTCTAAACGCCTCTCTGTGAGTCTGTATGACGGAAACGAGGAATTCTTAACCGGGATGGCTTTTAAGGTTCTCAGAAGAGTCTGTTTGAACCACCTTCCGGGGAACGAGAATTCAATGGTCGCGCCGATAGGCGCGGCAAGGCCGCAGGCCGCGCAGGCGAGCCGCGCAAGCGGCGAGTGTTGGGCGCTTCAGTGCGTCAGCAATCCTTGTGCTTCGTCGTCTATATAAGTATATTACATATATCTATATAAAGAACATATATGTATATAGTATAGAGAAGCACAAGGATTGCTGACGCAAGACCCGGAAAAGATGCAACACAAAAAATCTTTCAGCTTTTTGTGCATTGCCACCACGTCGCTCGCTATAAAGCCCAATAGATAACGATTGATGACGAGGTGACGAAATGGGCGTTGCGTTAGCATTTGCTGAATCTATCGCGAAGTTCCGGGAAAGCTTGGCGCATGATAAGGCGAAAGGCGCACTAAACCGGGCGGAAGCCGGAAAGGCGAAACGCGCCGCACAGGCCGAAGCGGAAGGCCGCGCCGACTATAAGCCGCGTCGATGGTTTGCTAATGACGCTGTTCGTAAGCTCGCCCGCGAGCGTGACAGGGAAGAGCAGAAGTCTGTAAAGCAGGCAACTGGCGTCCGGCCCTACACCTTCTATGACACGGAAGAAGAGCGGCAAGCCGCACGGCGAGAGAGTAACCGGCTAGCCTCCCAGAGGCGGCGGGATAGGCTGAAGGCAACACCAGCATAATTTCGCGCACGACTTCATGCATGGCAGCCAACTTTCGCTATAACAGAATTATCAGCCCGCCTTGTCTCCCCGGCTGACATTCATAAGTGTTTACTGATACGACAACGCCGAACGCGGACGCTTTTTTTCCGCGTTCGGCACCTTACAACCTCTCATGTTGCTTCAGACGCTCTTTCCTTTTTCAATCGCTCCAGTTCGCGTTCTACCGCTTCCCGAATGAATACCGGGCGACGGTGTTGGCCGACCAGTGCATCAATCTGCTTCAATGTTTCTTCGGGGAGCCGAATGGTGGTGATTTTCATATTCAGAGGGGGTCTACCCATACCGTGTTCCATATATCCATGACTGTTTTTCGATCATATAGCATCTATTGAAAAATAAACACCAGCGTTTATTGACTACATAAACGCTAGCGTTTAATAAACCGTTACGGACAACGGAGACAGCCATCAATGACGATCCAAGAAACCTACATCACCAATGACGCATATCACGGCATCCTCGATAAACTGGAAAACCTCTTTCGCACATTCGATACCACCGCGCCGGACGATCTACGCACTCGCATGGTTATGATTCTTGGCGAAGAAGGTGGAGTGTGGCCCGCATCGTGCCAGAACGGCGACGATAAACAGGGCGTCAATCAGGCCGCCTAAACAATCCTGTCATAAGAAAACAATGGCTTAATCCACTCGCCAAACACGCCTGTGGATTTCCATACTTGCGTGTGAGAAATGAGATGTCCCGCAACGAACAGGGACGATCCCAATGGAAAAACACCATAAGAATTGAGAGTGACCGGCAGAGCTATGCCGATCCTATCAACCGCCCTTTGCGTGGCGGCATCAAGCATCTTGCTTGATTGGAATACTGCCGGACAGCGCCAACCGTCCGGCAGATAAATGGAATGCAGACTACCAAATCAACCTTCCAACGCCCTATGGGCAGAAAGCTTTATACCATGTCGAAGGGAACGATTGAAGGCGTCACCGGACGCGACAGCTACATTCAGGCAAAGGCGCTCATTTACGCAATTGCTATGATCCAGAGCTTGCCGAAGGACAGGCAGGAATGGAGCGACATGCGTGATATGTGCGCTATCGCCCGCACCATTGATCCCACCAGCCTTGCAAACCTGATCTACCAGACGCAGCGGCATACTGGGATCACAATCGATATTTGGCCGGATCGTGACGAAGACCTCACGGAATATGATCGCCGCGAGAAGAAGGCGCTCAAGGCTAATATTGGTTCATATATCGAAAAGATGGCGCAGCAGGTTGCCAAGTCGCTTGCGGAATATAATGCAAGCATGGGCCTTGGGGAGGACGCATAATGTCCGTCACCAACTTCACGGAAATCACCATGGACGACTTCATGGCGTTTATCACCCACCAGAGAGACGCCATGATTAAGGCCATGCTGGATTATAACGACGCAGTCGAAGGCTTGCAGGCGATTGCTCGTATGACGCCGCCTGATGAACCGGGCGTAGCTAATTTGGGCGAAGATAACGAAGTTATCACCCGGTTCGTAACGGCTACCCGCGCTTTTAAGCGGATTAGCAACACTGTAGGCACCGTTTAACCGATTCATCGCCAGAGCCAAAGCACACGAACGGCGACTGCGGCCTCACCAGTCAATAACAGCCCGCCGACTTTCATCGGCGGGCCTTATCGTTTTTACCCCCGCATGATCGATTGCTTGAACATGAGCAACAACGGCAGCGCACGAAACTCGCCGATTGAGGTATCTATCTCGACGTTGCAAGGCATCTTGTGGCCGTCCCTCGCTGCAAACACTACGCTTCCCGAATTATCACATGAGAAAAGGCCAAGAGCAACGAAACGAGCGAGAGAAAAATTCAGCGCCTGCTCAGATGTTTTGAAGTCTTCAGCCTTCAACTTTAATGATTCTTGCAATAATTCCGCAAGGTCCAGTTCGAATAAGCGGTCCAGAACGACTTTATCTTCCGGCTCTAGTTTGCTTATCACGTTCGTAATCATCGCCGTCACGCCGACTGGAGCGTTTGGATCTGCCGAATTCGCAATATAGGCTGCCCACAATTCTTGAAGATCATCATCGCTTTCAACAGAGAGTGCTTCGATTAGAGGGATTGCCGCCCGCTCCTCGATCTTCAGAAATTGGCTATCTAGGCCCAGAGCCTTTAAATGCTTTGCAGTTTTGGCGGCGACGGACGCGCGGTTCCTTATCTTAAACCCATTGGCAGAATCTGCTGCGGCCTCCGCCAAGGCGTGAATTGCGTCTTCGAACGTCTTCGTGAGATAGCCTCCTCCCTTCTCTCCGGCATCTATGGCCTTGCCCGTGGTTTTTGCTATCTCGCCGGCTGCCTTGAAGGCTTCATCGCCAATCAT